TCCCTCCACTGCTCGCCCTGTCGCGCCGCCCGGCGCGACTACCACCCCGCCCACGACCCCACCCTCCGCCGGCGCCTCTTCGAGGTCCTCGTCCACACGCGCCTCACCGGACGCCCCGTCAACGTCTACCGCGAGCTCGGCATCGAGCACTGCGGCGAGGAGGCGTGGATCTGCATCAAGGGCCACGTCCGCTGGCTCAGGCGCCGCGGCTGCCTGATCGAGGGATCGCGTGACGGCACCTACCGCTACCTGGGCCGAAGTGGCTCCCGCGGCCGCCAGCGCGCTCGTCATCATGGACGGCTGTGACCGAGACGGACCTCAAGATCGAGTGGTGGCCGCCTGAGGGCGTGACCCCCTACGAGCGCAACCCGCGCATCATCTCTGAAGCTGCGATCGCCAAGGTGGCGGACTCCCTGCGCGAGTACGGCTGGCAGCAGCCGCTCGTCGTCGACGAGGCGGGCGTCATCATCGCCGGGCACACGCGCCTGCTCGCCGCCGAGAAGCTCGGCCTCGAGCGCGTGCCGGTCCACGTCGCCCGCGGTCTCCCGCCGGAAAAGGTCGCAGCCTACCGGCTCATGGACAACCGCTCGGCCGACGAGGCGCAGTGGCACTTCGACCTCCTGCAGACGGAGCTCGAGGAGCTCCTCGGCTGCGACTACGACATGGCGCTCACCGGCTTCGACGAGCTCGAGATCGCGACGGTCCCGACCTCTGAGGGCGTCGAGTTCCCCGAGTACGACGAATCGCTCGCCGGCGAGGTCGAGATGATCACCTGTCCGAAGTGCGGTCACTCATGGCCTTCCTGAACTACCCCGAGCTGCTCTCGGAGGCCTGGGCTGCGCACCTGGCGCCGCGCGCAGACGACGCCCCTACGGTCGTCTCAACATTCGCGGGCTGCGGCGGCTCCTCGCTCGGCTACTCGATGGCTGGCTACCGCGAGCTGCTCGCCGTGGAGTGGGACGCGAACGCCTGCGAGCACCTGAGGGCGAACTTCCCCGGCCTCTCGGTCTGGCAGGGCGACATCGAAAAGCTCGAGGCCGCGGAGGTCCTGGAGCGCTGCCGGCTCGAGCCCGGCCAGCTCGACGTCTTCGACGGCTCCCCTCCCTGTCAGGGCTTCTCGATTGCCGGCAAGCGCCAGCTCGAGGACGAGCGCAACGGGCTCTTTCGCGAGTACGTGCGCCTGCTGTGCGAGCTGCGTCCCCGGGTCTTCGTGATGGAGAACGTCGCCGGCATGGTGCGCGGCAAGATGAAGCTCCTCTTCGCCGAGATCCTCGCAGAGCTCAAGGCCTGCGGCTACGTGGTCTCCGCGCGCCTCCTGAACGCGATGTACTTCTCGGTGCCGCAGTCGCGACAGCGCCTCATCTTCATCGGTGTGCGCGACGACCTGGCGGTCGCGCCTTCGCATCCGAAGGCCGAGCAGCGGCCGCTCACCGTGCGCGAGGCCTTCATGAGTCTCGAGCCGCAGACGTTCGCACCGCCGGCCAAAGGGCAGAGCTTCGTCCTTCCGTTCGTGCGCGCCGGAGAGGCGGCGGTCGACGTCGTGCCGCGTCACGTGCTCGCGAAGTTCATCCCGCGGATGGCGAAGCAGAAGCCCGGCGGGTTCACTTTCCACATGGTCTGCAAGCGTCTCGTGCCCGGCCGCCCCTCGCCGACCATCCCGAAGACCTACATCCCCTACTCGCACGTCCCGATCCACCCGACCGAGCACCGGTTCATCGCCGCCGAGGAGGCCGCGCGCCTTGCGAGCTTCCCCGACGAGTACACCTTCATCGGCGGCTACGTGGACCGCATCGCTCGCATCGGCAACTGCGTCCCGCCGCTGTTCATGAGAGCCATCGCCAGCCACGTGCGGAGGGAGATCCTTGAGGCCCTCACGTGAGCAGACGGACGGCGCGGACCACCGAACGGGTGAACGAGGTCTACGCGATGCTCATCGCCGGCCTTCGTCGCGAGGCGATCATCCGGCTCGCCAACGAGAAGCACGGCTGGAACGTGCGCCCGCGCACCGTCGACGACTACATCGCCAAGGCGAAGCAGCGCTTCGAGGAGGAGGCCCGGGTGCGCCGCGGCGCCGAGCTCGGCAAGGCGATCGCACGTCTCGACAGCCTGTACGCGAAGAGCATCGGCCGCAACGACAGCCGCACGGCGCTTGCCGTGGAGCGCGAGCGCATCGAGCTGCTCGGCCTCAGGCTCGCCTCCGAGGCCGACGGCGGGGAGACCATGGCCGTGGTCGACGAGTGGCTTCAGGCGCTGCGGGGCGAGGAGGCCGAGTGAACCTCACCTCCCTGACCGCCAAGCAGCGCGCGATCTGGCGGGCGATGGCCGACCATCGCATGGTCGTCTGCGACGGCTCCGTGCGGAGCGGCAAGTCGATCGGCGCCGACATCGCCTGGCTCGACTTCACCCGCAACGGACCCCGCGGCAACCTCTTGATGGCAGGCCGGACGCGCTCGACCCTCGAGCGCAACATCATCGATCCCCTGGTCGAGATGCTCGGCTCGAAGCGCTGCCGCTACGTGCAGGGCTCGAGCAAGCTCTACATCGGCGGCCGGCAGATCTACGTCGTGGGCGCCAACGACGAGCGCGCCCAGGAGAAGATCCGCGGCGTCACCCTGGTCGGCGCCTACGTCGACGAGGCCTCGACGCTGCCCGAGTCGTTCTGGAAGATGCTCCTCTCGCGGCTCTCGGTCGAGGGCGCGCGCCTGATCGCAACGACGAACCCCGACGGTCCCATGCACTGGCTCAAGCGCGGCTTTCTCGACCGCGCACAAGAGCTCGACCTCGCCCGCTTCCAGTTCCGTCTCTCAGACAACCCGCACCTGCCGGCGGCCTACGTCGAGGCGATCATGCGCGAGTACGTGGGGCTCTGGCGGCGGCGCTTCATCGATGGTGAGTGGGTGGCAGCCGAAGGTGCGATCTACGACACGCTCGAGGCCGGCGAGGACGGGCGCCACCTCTGCTCTTCCCTTCCCGAGCTCTACGCGCTCACGCTCGCGATCGACTACGGCACCTCGAACCCCTTCTCGGCGCTGCTGCTCGGGATCGGCCAGGAGAAGGACGGGCCCGAGCGCCTCTACGTGGCGCGCGAGTGGCGCTGGGACTCATCCGCGCGTCGTCGCCAGCTCACCGACCCCGAGTACTCCGAGCGCCTGACCAAGTGGCTCGAGGGCGGCTGTGACGGCTTCTCAGACGGCGTGGTCTACCTCGAGGGCCTCGTCATCGACCCCTCCGCCTCCTCCATGCGTCTGCAGCTGCAGCGAGACGGCTACGGCTGGGCGAAGAAGGCCGACAACGCCGTCCTCGACGGCATCCGCGACGTGGCGAGCCTCATCGGCGCCGACCGCCTGCGCATCCACGAGTCGTGCACAGAAGTACGCCGTGAGCTCTCGGGCTACGTCTGGGATGCGAAGGCGCAGGCGCGCGGCGAGGACGCTCCCACCAAGAGCGACGATCACGGGCCGGATGCCCTGCGCTACGGCGTGCGGCACCTGCGGCGCCACTGGCGCGGCTGGCTCATCACCCCACAGAGCGAGAAGGAGGCGGCATGAGCTTGCCCGCAAACCCGAAGCAGAGCTGGCCGCCCGAGTCGCCTTCGAGCGGCGACCTCGCGGTCTGGGGCGCCTGGTACTCGGGCAGCCCGACGCTGCTCTCCAAGGCCTCCGTGCCGCGCACCACGGGCGGCGTCGTCGAGCGCGCGACCCGCGGCTACTGGCACCGCCATGCACGCGACGTCGGCGGACCGGCGAAGACCTCCGTGCAGCCTTTACACATGCCCCTCGCCGAGGAGATCGCCGCCGTCTCCGCCGACCTGCTCTTCGGCGACTTCCCCGACGTACGCATCCCGGAGGGGGAGAGCGGCAGAGACCAAGCGAAGAACGCCCAGGCGCGCCTCGAGGAGCTGGTCGCCGCGGCATCGGTGCAGAACGGCTGCCTCGAGGCGGCCGAAGGCGCATCGGCCCTCGGCGGCGTCTACGTCCGCGTCTGCTGGGACACCGACGTCGCAGACCACCCCTTCATCACGGCCCACCACGCAGACCAGGCGGTGCCCGAGTTCCGCTACGGGCGCCTGCAGGCGGTGACCCTCTGGCGCGAGCTCGCACGCGACGGGAGTCTCGTCTACCGCCACCTCGAGCGCCACGAGCCCGGCGTCGTCCTGCACGGCCTCTACATGGGCGACGCCACCACCCTGGGCAACCGTGTCGCGCTCTCAGCCCACCCCGAGACCGAGACGCTCCCCGAGGAGGTCCCGCTGCCCGAGGGCGTTCGCATGGCCGCCTTCTACGTACCGAACGTGAAGCCCAACCGACGCAACCGCTCATCGCCGGAGGGTCGGGCGGACATCGCCGGCGCGGAAGGGGCGCTCGACGCCTTCGATGAGACCTGGTCCTCGCTCATGCGAGACATCCGCATCGGCCAGGCGCGCATCCTCGTGCCGACCGGCTCCCTTGAACCGCCCAAGCGCGGCAAGGGCCGCGGCAGGGGCAAGGCGCTCGACCTCGACCGCGAGGTCTTCACCGAACTCGAGGGCCTCGACCCTGCCGAGCAGGAGATCAAGCCGGTCGAGTTCAAGCTGCGCACGACCGAGCACCTCGAGACTGCGGTCGCGCTCCTTGAGCGCATCGTCTCGGCGGCCGGCTACTCGCCGCAGACCTTCGGCCTGCACATCGAGGGCCGGGCCGAGTCGGGCACGGCGCTCAAGATCCGCGAGGGGCGCACCTTCAAGACGATCGCCCGCAAACAGCGCTACTGGAGCCCCGTGCTCGCCGACGTGCTCGAGGCCATGCTCGCAGTCGACCGGGCCGTCTTTCACCGCCCGGTCACCCCGGCGCGCCCTCTGGTCACCTGGCAGGAGGTCCAGGAGACGCCCGCAGAGCTCGCGGCCACCGTCGAGGCCCTGCGCCGCGCCGAGGCCGTCTCGGTCGCGACAGCGGTCCGCCTCGCGCAGCCGGAGCTCTCCGAGGAGGAAGCCGCCGAGGAGGCCGAGCGCATCATGCAGGAGACAGGCCGCATCGTGCCCGACCCGTTCCAGACCGACGACATCGCGTGAGCGTCTCACCGGTAGACGGGGCGCAGCTCGCCCGCAGCGTGTCGGCCATCTACGCGCAGGCCGAGCTGCGGCTGCTCGGCGTCATCGCCACCCACCTCCGGAGCGGCAAGGACGCACCGGACTGGCTTGCGCGGCGCCTCGGCGATGTGCGCACCGTCAGGCGAGAGCTCGAGGCCGTGATGAGGGCCGTCGAGCGTCGCACCCCCGGAGAGGTCGAGCGAGCGATTGCGGGCGCCTCGAGGCTCGGCGCCAAGGCAGCCGCCCGAGAGCTCGCCGCCGCCGGCCTCGAGCACGTCGCGCATCCCGGCCTTGCCAGCGTCACGGTGCTCGCCCGAGCCACGACCGAGCGCCTCTTCGCGACGCACCTGCGCATCCTGAGGACGACGCACGACGTCTACCGCGCGGCGGTCTCGGCTGAGGCGGCCGTGCTCATGGCGGGGAGCGGTGCGACGCGCCTGAGCGCGGCGCAGCACGTGCTCGACCGCTTCGCCTCCGCGGGCATCCGCGGCTTCGTCGATTCGGCGGGGCGCTCGTGGGAGCTTGCCTCCTACGCGGAGATGGCGATGAGGACGACGACCGGACAGGCGGCGGTCGAGTCCGCACTCTCCACCTACTCAGACAACGGTGAGGACCTCGTGATCGTGAGCGACTCGCCGGAGGAGTGCGAGCTCTGCGCGCCCTGGGAAGGCGTCGTGCTCTCGATCAACGGCCGCACGCCCGGCTACCCGACGGTCGACGAGGCGACCGCCGCCGGCCTCTTCCACGCGAACTGCACCCACGATCTCGGCCTCCACGTCGAAGGGCTCACGCGCACCGAGAGCGCCCACGAGAACCCCGAGGGCTACGAGGAGCGTCAGGAGCAGCGCCGCCTCGAGCGCGGCGTGCGCGAGTGGAAGCGGCGCGAGGCGGTGGCGCTCACCGAAGCGGCGCAGCAGAAGGCCGCGGCCAAGGTCGGCGAGTGGCAGGGGCGCCTGCGCGAGTTCACCGAGGAGACCGGCCGTCGCCGGCTCTACTACCGCGAGCAGATCGGAAAGGCCCACTAGCCCAAGGAGGGCAACGTGAGACACGGCACCATCAGGTTCAGGCCCGACGCAGACGGCGGAACGCCGCCCATCGGCGGGGGCGCACCGCCCGAGCCGCCCACGCCCGACCCGCCCGACGACGGCAAGGGTGCGCCGCCCGACCCGGAAAAGACCTTCACGCAGGCCGAGCTCGACGCCATCGTCGCCCGCGCGAAGCGCCAGGCGGAGAAGAAGACCCGCGAAGAGCTCGAGGCCGAGGCGCAGCGCGCGGCCATGACCGAGAACGAGCGCCTGAAGGCCGAGCGCGAGGAGGCCGACCGGCAGGCTGCTGAGGCGAAGGCCGAGCGTGATCGCATCCTCGTCGAGGCGGAGGCCAAGGTCGCGGCGCTCGCCGCCGGCATCCCGCAGGCACGCCTCGAGAAGGCTCTCAGGCTGCTCGACCTCTCGCACGTCGAGGTCGAGGACGGGAGCATCGATGCGAAGGCGATCGCCGGCGCGGTCGAGGCGCTCAAGCGCGAGATCCCCGAGCTGTTCGCCTCCGGGACGCCCCCTCGCAGCGGCGGCGACTTCCAGAAGGGCGAGGGCGGCAAGCGCACCTGGACGGCGGCCGAGGTCAAGGCGATGGCGCCGACTGAGTACGCGAAGCACCGCGACGACATCATGGCTGCGATCTCAGAGGGCCGCTACGTCGACTGAGAGCTGACGGGAGGGGGCGTCAGAAATGGCTCCCCCTCCCCCTTGACGACTCTCTACCCTGAGATCCGAACGCTCCTGAAGGAGCGAGCCGACGGGCTCTAAACGGGCCGAGAAGGCCGGGGACGACGCCTCCCACCCAGAGGCAGCCGACGGGCTCTAAACGGCGCACGACGACCGCCACTCTGGACAGGAGGCTCATCGATGAGCGTCGCCACGTTCAAGCCGGAGCTCTGGAGCCAAGAGCTCCGCAGCGAGTACGAGAAGGTGCTCGTCTACGTCGGGCTCTGCAACCGCGACTACGAAGGCGAGATCAGCCAGCGCGGTGACACCGTCCACATCAACACGATCGGCGATGTGACGGTGGCCGACTACATCCCCGGCACCACGAAGATCGCCGCCGAGGAGCTCGACACCGCCGATCAGACCCTGGTCATCGACCAGTCGAAGTACTTCGCCTTCAAGACCGACGATGTCGACCGTCGGCAGGCGGCCGGCGCCCTCGTGACCAAGGGCATGCAGGTGGCCGCCCAGAAGATGAAGAACGAGGCGGACACCTACGTCGCCGGCCTCTACACCGGCGTCGATGCGGGCAACGTCATCGCCCCGACCCACATCGACACCGGGGACACGGCCTACGAGGCGCTCGTCGACCTCGGCGTCATCCTCGACGAGGACAACGTCCCCGACGTCGGTCGCTGGGCCGTCGCCCCTCCCTGGTTCTTCGGGCTCCTCGTGACGAGCAAGTACGCGACCAACGCCGCCTTCACGCAGGCGAACGCCGCGATCCAGAGCGGCAAGGTGGGCGAGCTCGCGGGCTTCCTGCTCCACAAGAGCAACAACGCCCCGCTCGTGAGCGGCGACGACTATGCGGTCGTCGCTGGCATCAGCGACGCCTGGACGTTCGCGGACCAGATCAACGAGGTCGAGGCGCAGCGCCTGACCGACGAGTTCGCAGACCAGGTGCGCGGACTGCACCTCTACGGCGCCAAGGTCATCGAGCCCACCGGCCTCGCCGTGCTGACGGCGAGCAAGACGACCGTCGCCTGACCGTAGAGGCCTCCGTGAATCCTTCGGCCGGGTGCCTTCTGTCTCGAGACGGCGCCCGGCCGTCTCCACAAGGAGGAGTGATGGCGCAAAGCACCAAGGCGAAGGGCCGCGCCCAGGTCCGCGGCGTGAAGCCGGGACAGCTCAAGGTCCGCGGCGGCGCCGGGGCGATCTGGATCGTCGACGACGTGCCCGCCTACCGGGAGCAGATCGAGAAGGGCGCGCTCGAGCTCATCGAGGGCGGCGAGCCCGACCAGGGGCCGGCCCCGGTCGAGAGTGAGGAGACGACGCCGATCGAGGCCGAGCCGGCCGAGGAGACGACCGGCGAGGACGATGAGGCGGCCTGATGGGCTGGTATCGCCTCCCCCGATGTGGCCGCGCCATGTGGCTGCAGGGGTCCGCCCGCGGCCTCGAGCCTCTCGAGGAGCCCGAGGCGGGCGCCTGCGAGGACGCAGGACCCGACGAAGACAGCGACTCGGCTGAGGCGCCGGAGGCCACCGACGAATGAACCCGTACGCCACCACGGCCGACCTTGACGCCTTCCTCGGCGCCGCCGGGCCGGCGGACGCCGACCGCCTGCTGCTGCGCGCCTCAGAGCTCCTGGACGCAGTCGTCGTCGCGGCCTTCGAGGTGGACGCAGACACGGAGCTGCCGACGGACACCGACATCGCTGCCGCTCTGCGCGACGCCGCGTGCGCCCAGGTCGAGCAGTGGGTCGAGGTGGGCGAGGCGAATGCGATCGACGGCCTCCACGGCACGTCGTTCGCGCTCTCGGGCTACTCCGGCCGAAGAGCGCCACGGCTTGCCCCACGCGCTCGCGACATCCTGCACGCCGCAGGCCTTCTCACCTACGACCCGGGGGCGACATGGTGATGCTCCCGAGCGCCGTGCTCACGGACAAGCTCCTGGTCGACGACTACCAGGGCACGGCCGGCGACGGCTCCCACCTTTACGGCACGCGCCGCGAGGTCCCCGCCTTCGTGACGGGTCACAAGTCGCAGGTGACGCTCGCAGACGGCACGACGGCGACCACCTCGGTGCGAGCCTTCACCCGCCCGGAGGCCGACGTGCCGCTGCTCTCACGTGTTCTGTGGGGCGGTGAGACCTACCGCGTCGTTGCGAGCGAGCCGCTCACAGGAACGTCGGGGCGCGCCGGCTGCGGGCTCCTTCTTGCCGAGGTCGACTGATGGCGGTCGTCTGGCGCACAGACAACCGCGACGCCGTGAAGCGCGAGGTCCACGAGCGCGCCGCCAAGGCGCTGTGGCAGGCCGCTGAGTACCTGCTCGAGGAGTCGAACCGGACCATCCCCCTGGAAGAGGGCACGATGGAGCGCTCCGGTGAGGCCGTGATCGATGAGGAGACGCTGACCGCAGCTGTCTCTTACGGCGGCGCCGCGTCGGCCTACGTCCTCCGTCAGCACGAGGAGACGACCTGGGCGCATGCGAACGGCCGGCGTGCGAAGTGGCTTGAGCACACGTTCAAGGAGCAGGCGTCACGCATCGGGGCGTGGCTCGCCGAGAGGATGCGCTGGTGAGCGGGCCCTACACCGAGCCGGCGCGCTCGATCACGCGGGCGCTCGCGAAGAGTCTCACTGCGGCGGGCCTCGCCGACTACCGCGAGGCGGCCGCCGGCGGCGACACGTTCGCGGCACCGCTCCCGCCCGAACCCGACACGGCGCTCGGCATGGTCGCGACCGGCGGCAACCCGACGCCCGCCGCGGACCGCCTGGCCTACGACGAGCCCACCGTGCAGCTGACCTTCCGCGCCGCCGTCGGCGCCGAAGCCGAGGCCGAGGCGTGGGCGTCCCGCGTGTACGCCCACCTGCAGGGCTGGGACGGCACGCTCGACGCCGGCGGGCCCGACGAGTTCCGTGTCGTGTCCTGCTCCTCGCTGCAGTCGGCGCCCGCGTTCATCGGGCGCGACGAGGCCGGCCGCAGCCGCTACGTCCTGAACTTCGCCCTCCACGTGCGGGCGACAGACGACCGCGAGTAACGACCCTAACGGAGGCCAACCATGGCAGTGGAAAAGGTGTTCATCCGGGACTGCGACGTCGAGATCAACACGGGCACCGTGGAGCTTCCGACGTGGACCCCCATCGGCGGCCTCACGGAGCCCGTCGAGCACTCCCCCTCGACCGAGCGCACGGACATGACCGACTGCGACTCGGGCGGGCGCGCCGAGCACGTGGTCGCCCAGCGCGGCGATGCGTTCACCTTCAAGGGGCGCGTCCTCGAGGACCCGGCGACCGGCGACCGCGACCCCGGCCAAGAGGCCTGCGAGACGCTCGCGAAGCAGATCGGCTCCGCCTCGCTCGGGCAGTTCCGCATCTCCTCGCCGGGCGGCGCGACGATCACCTTCGACGCCTCCGCCGAGGTCAAGCGCTTCTCCGGCTCGTTCAACGACGGCATCGGCTGGGAGTGCGCGACCCAGGTCTCCGGCGACCTCACGGAGGCGTGAGCGTGGCCGGCGAGCGGTTCATCGACTTCGATGTGGCTCGCGCTGAACGCAGGCGCGAGCCCGTCGTGGTCCGCGTCTACGGCCGCGACTGGACACTGCACGAGGCCATGCCGGCGGGCCCGGTCCTCGACCTCGCGCGCATGTACGCCGAGAACGAGGGCGCGGAGATCTCCGGCGCGGCGCTCGTCGACTTCGCCGCGAAGATGGTACCCGCGGACGTGCTGCAGGCCTGGCTCAGCGAGGGCATGAGCATCGACGAGCTGGGCGATCTGCTGCGGCTCGTGGTGGCCGCCTACCGAGGCGGCGACCCGGAGGAGAAGGAGGCCGGCGACGGCCCCCCGGCGGACTCGCCCGGGTCCTTGAGTCCTGGGCGCTGATCGAAGCGGACTTCGCCCGTGACTACGGCCTCGACCTCAACTCAGAACTGGAGCGCGGCATGACGCTGCGTCGCTTCCTTGCGCTTCTCGGCGGTCTGTCCGCGACGTCTCGCTGGGCGTTCGCACAGCGGGCCGAGGGCGGTGTGAGGAGCGTCTCGGGCGCCTCGGCGGACGCCTACCTCAAGAGCCTCATCACGCGACCCAAGGCGGACCGATGAGCGGCGGTCTGCAGGTCGGTGAGCTGTTCGCCACGCTGGGGCTCGACAAGCAGGGCTTCGACTCCGGCCTCGACAAGATCATGGGCCTCTCTCCCGGCGCCATCGCCGGAATCGCCGGCATCGGCGCGGCCGCCGTGGGCGTCGTTGCCGCGGTCGACAAGTTTGGCGGGGAGTTCGCGGGCGCCTACGACTCGATCCGCGCCGGCACCGGCGCCACCGGCGCCGCCCTGGACGGCTTGAAGGACGACTTCAAGGAGGTCGTCAAGGACGTGCCTGCGGACTTCGCCTCGGCCGGCGATGCCATCGCCGAGGTGAACACCCGCCTGGGGCTCACCGGCGACCCCCTGCAGAAGATGACCGGCCAGTTCTTGGAGCTCTCGAAGATCACCGGCGGCGAGGTCGTGGGGCACATCCAGTCGGCGACCCGGGTCTTCGGCGATTGGGGCGTCGAGGCCGAGAAGCAGTCGGGCGCGATGGATGCCATCTTCCGCGCCACCCAGGTCTCCGGCGTCGGGTTCGACGCGCTCTCCGACAAGCTCGTGCGCTTCGGCGCGCCGCTCAGGCAGATGGGCTTCGGCTTCGAGGAGTCGGCCGCGATGATGGCCAAGTGGGAGAAAGAGGGCGTGAACGGCGACCTCGTGCTCGGGTCGCTGCGTATCGCCATGGGGAAGTTCGCCAAGGCCGGCAAGGACATGCCGACCGGCCTGCGCGACACCATCGCCGAGATCCAGCGGCTCGGGCCCGGCGCCGAGGCGACGACCCTCGCCATGGAGACGTTCGGAGCCCGCGCGGGCCCGGACATGGCCGCCGCGATCCTCGAGGGGCGTTTCGCCTACGAGGACTACCTCGACGCCATCGAGAACGGCGACGACTCGATCAACGCGGTCGCCGAGGACACGCGCCACTGGCGCGACTCCCTGACGCTGCTCAAGAACAACATCCTGGTCGGGCTGGAGCCCGCCCTGATGGGGCTGTTCGACGGCCTGGGCTGGGTCGCCGGCGGCCTCGTGAAGGTGGCGCAGTCGGAGACCCTCGGCGCGGTGTTCGGCGCCATCGGCGACGCCGCCCGCTGGGTCGGCGACGCGGTGCGCACCTACATCGGGCCCGTGGCCGGCATCGTCGGCGGCGTCGGTGGCGAGGTCGGTGAGACGGCCGCTGCCTGGCTCTCAGCGTTCCGCGCGATCGTCTCGTTCCTCGCCGGCGCCTGGTCCGCCCTGTGGGCCGTGTTCGGGCCCGTCGTGAAGGCCGCCCTGGCGGTCGTCTCCGCCGTCGTGAAGACGAACCTTGACGTCATCATCAACATCGTCAAGGCGGTCCTCGCGCTCCTGCGCGGCGACTGGTCTGCGGCCTGGGGCTACCTGAAGGCCGCCGTCAAGGCGGCGCTGCGTGGCGCCTGGGAGGCGGCGAAGGCCGGCGTGCGGCTGCTCATCGAGGTCGTGAAGACGATCCCGCGGCTCGTGCTGGGTGCCGTGTCCGGGTTCGGCCGCCTGCTGTGGGACGCCGGCGCGCGCCTGATCTCGGGGCTCATCGACGGCCTGAAGGCCAAGCTCGGCGACCTGAAAGACACCCTCGGCGGCGTCGCCTCCAGCGTCGTCTCGTGGAAGGGTCCGCCGTCCAAGGACGCCGTGCTCCTGCGGCCCGCCGGCCGCCTGCTGATGGACGGGCTCATGTCCGGCATCGATGACCGCCTGGGCGCGCTGCGCTCGACGCTCGGCGCCGTGACCGCCGCGGCGGGCTCCGTACCCGTCCCCGCCCTCGCCGGCGCCTCCGGGGCGGCCGGAGGCGGCTCCGTCGTCCACGAGCACCACCACCTGCACTTCCCCGGCGGGACCACGCTGGTGGGCATGGCGGAGGACGTCGGGCGCGCCGTGGCGCCGGCCGTGGGGCGCGAGAGTCGAGAGGCTGAGGCGCAGCGCGCGAGGAGGCGATAGGCCATGGCCAGGACGGTCTGCACCTACGGCGGCCTCGACCTGAACGACGGCGTGAGCTACTTCCTCCTGCCCGGCTTCGACCCCGGCGCGCCGGCGCTCGACTTCGACGAGCACCTGGGCTGGGACGGCTCCGTCGTGCAGGTCAACGTGAACGAGGCCGCGCTGGTGTCGATGACCGTGCCGCTCCGCATCCACGGCGGCGACCTCGCGGGCCTGGATGACAAGATCGACGCCCTGAACCAGAAGATCGCCGCTGGCGCTCAGACCCTCACGCACGGACCCGCCGGCGCCACGACCGCCTACTCGTGCGTGCGCTCGCAGCGCGTCGCCTACGTCCGCGACCGGCTCGCTCAGGTCGCCGGTATCGCGTTCGTGACGTTCCGGCCGTGGAGGTTGCCGTGACCGACGTCTCGTTCGCGAATCCGCTGCGCGACGACACGCTCTCGGTGAAGGTTGAGGCGCGCCCGCCGGCGCCGGAGCGCAAGACCTTCATCGCCGGCTTCGACTACTCCGGGACGAGCGGTGACGGACGCCTGCGCTCAGCCGCCGACAGCTACGCGACGGCGCTCGCCGGCGGGGGCGCGGTCGACCAGGTGAACACGAGCGATTACTACGTCTACGTCGGCCAGAACAAGGCCGTGACGAGCCCCCTCTACCGGCTCCACCAGGCCTTCGTGCGCATCACCCTGCGCGACCAGACGATCTCGCCCGGCATCCCCGCCGATGCGACCATCGTGGGGGCGCGGCTCATCAGCCGGCCGCGGACCAAGGCGACGCAGGACTCGGAGTTCACGCTGGAGGCCTACGCCTACGATTGGGGCGACACCCTCGACGCCTCCGACTGGCGCACGCCGGCGCAGCTCGCCGCGCTGCCGAAGGTGGCCGAGAAGCCGACCTCGGCGCTGCTCCTGGAGCACGACTTCGTCTGGGACGACGTCGCCCTCGTCGCCGCGGTGCAGGCGGCGCTCGCGACGGGCAAGCTCCGCCTCGTGGTCGTCTCCAGCCGGCAGCGCGCCTCGACGGCGCCGCTCGGCAACGAGTACCTGGCGCTCTACTCGCAGGAGGGTTCGAACGCCGAGCTGACCGGCTGGATCACGGGGCCGGGCTGGGAGACCCAGCTGGAGGTCACGTGGCGCCCGGCCCACACGCCGGCCGAGGTCGAGCTTGCCGGGGCGCCGCCCACGGCGCTGAAGATCTCCAACGCCGGCCCTGGGGGCTTCGGCGGGGCCTCGTTCCGGCTCCCGGCGGAGAGCGGCCTTGCGGTGCCCTATCACGCCCTGGTCGCCAAGGGGAACCTCCTCACCGTCACCCACGGCGACCCCCCGGTGAGTCTGCACGAGGGCGAGATCACGGGCGACGTCGACCACGCCGCCGCCGAGGGTGGCAAGGGCGCCTATGAGGTCGCGAGCGGCGGCCTCTGGTGGCGCGCCGCGCAACGCCGCGACTTCGCCTGCGTCCTCACCGACGACGACATCGGGCAGTGGTCGGCCCTGCCGCTCGCCGCGCAGGGCTACACGCTCGACCTCGACGGACACGTCTACGTCGCCATCGAAGCGAATCAGGCCGTGGAGGCCAACAAGGAAGTGGGCGCGTACTACTGGCTCTCGGAGGGGCTCGGCGACCCCGAGGTGTTCATCCGCGAGATCTTCGCCGTCGTGCGCTGGTCGGCCCCTACCTCCGGCGGCGCGACCTACGCCACCATCGACTACTCGCGCACCACGCCCTTCGGCGTCGGCGTCTACAGCCCGTGGATCAACCTGCGTACGTGGGCCAACGTCGCCGGCGACCCCACCACGGGCATCGCCGTGCGCGTCGACCTCGAGCACCTGCGCGCGACGGCGCTGCGTATCGGGCTCACCTGCCCGGCCGGCACTACGGGCTTCTCCGTCCCGCGTATCTTCGAGGTCTTGGACCCCTGCGTGGTCGTCGCGCCGCTTCCCATCCTCGTCGTCGACCGCATCACGGCGACCAGCCCGGGCGTCCTGCGGACGGTCGCCGAGCACGGGCTCACGGACGGCGACCGGGTGTTCATCTACGGCACGGACAGCAACCCCAAGCTCGACGGCTGGCGCACAGTGACTGTGGTCTCGGCTACGGAGTTCTCCGTGGGCGTCAACGTCAGCGCTACCGGCTCCACCGGCGTCGTGCGCCGCGGCCTGCGCGTCGACGAGGCGCTGGCCGAAGTGGCCGGCAGCCCGCTCTCGGCGTGCACGCGCGACCTCGCCGAGGCGGTCGACGCCGAGCCCATGGGCGGCACGCACTGGAGCTTTGCGGTGCGCCCGCACGCGAGCCGCGCCGACGGGCTCAACCAGTTCGCGATGCTGCCCGCAGAGCCGTTCGACTACGGCTTCTGGGAGGGGCGCACGTTCGCCGTCGGGCCACGCGAGGACCCGCCTCCGGCGGCGCGGCACTACGTCGTCGACCCTACCGCGGCCGGCGTCGACGTGCGCGTCTTCCGCGCGACCGAGGACTCACCCGAGGCGGTGAAGCTGCTCTACTCCAACCGCGAGCTCAACGACCTCGCCGACTCCGCCTCCTACTCCAAGACGAGTACCCCCAACGGTATCGTGCGCGCGGTCTACCGGCCCACCGAGCTGTACGACCGCGCGCCGGCGGGGCTCGCGGTCGACGTCTGGACGGAGTTCGCCGACGTCGCCATGACACCCGAGGAGGCGGCAGGACTCGCCGACCAGATCCTCGCCTGGGTGGACGAAAACCAGTTCACTGGCACGGTGCGCCTCCACGTGCCGCACATCGCCCTGGTCGGCGGCGGCGAGGTCCTCGCCGCCCACGTGCGCGGCGGGGACGTCGTCGACATCGCCGGGTGGAGCGGCTACACCGAGCTGCCCATCACCAGCGTGGACATCGACGCGGACAAGGGCACGACAACGCTCGGCATCGGCGAGGAGCGGCGCGAGTTCGTGGCGCGTCTGCGCGCCCCGCTCGACCGCGCGGCCCCGGGGACCAAGCTGAAGCCGGGCTGGTGGAAGTGAGGAGGAGGACGGCGTGAACGACAACGTCCCTGGCTTCGACGCCGACCAGTCCTGGGTCATCCGCTCCGTCGCTCGCGAGGCGGCACGCGAGGCCATCACCGAACTCGCGGGCCGCGCCTGCCCGTTCGACTGCGAGGACGTCAGGGATCTCAAGAAGACGGTCTACGGCAACGGCGACCGCGGGCTGAAGATGCGCATGACCACGCTGGAGGGACAGGTCGCAGACCTCCTCTGGTGGAACCGGGCCGCCCTGGGCGCCGCCGTCGCCTCGTTCATCTCACTCGTCATCCAGAGCTGGAGGTCGTAACCGTGAAGGTCATCGAGCACGACTGGAACTGGCGCGGCACGCTCACGACGCGCACCGCCGCCGTGACCGACATCGTGGTCCACCACGCCGACGGCGACCTGACCGCGGCCGAGATCCACCGCATCCATCGCGAGGAGCGCGGCTGGGCCGGCATCGGCTACCACTACGTCGTCGAGCTCGACGGCGACATCCACCGCGGCAGGCCTGAGAAGAAGGTCGGCGCCCACTGCAACGAGCACAACGCCCACACGATCGGCGTGTGCTTCTCTGGCGACTACGAGGTCCGCAAGGCGATGCCGAGGGCCCAGCTCGGGTCCGGCCGGGAGCTCATCGCCGACCTGCGTCGGCGCTACCCGAAGGCGCGCGTGAGGGGCCACGGTCAGATGCCCGCCAACGCCACGGCTTGCCCCGGCCGCCACTTTCCGATGGCGCAGCTGCTCGAGGGGGCCAGTGTGTCCGACGTCGTCCCGAGGGCGGACTACCCGCGCCTCAAGGCGCGCATGGTGCAGTACATGATCCGGGCGCAGCTCGCCGGCGACCCCGTGAGCGTCCGCGACTGCGAGGGCTTCGGCGTCCTCTCGGAGAAGTGGGGCGGGGCCGCGCGCAGGCTCGCCTGGCGCATCTCGGGCAGACTCGACGGCGTGAAGCAGACCGCCAAGCCGACGCGGGAGCTGCTCGAGGCGCTCGGGGGCTGACGGCGCGGAAGCACGCCCTCAGCGCTGCGCCCTGCTTCGGTCGTGGTCCTCTACGCGCTGGAGCGCGCCGTCGATCTCATGCTCGATGCGCTGCAGGAAGGTGCAGGTCGCGAACTCGGTCTCGAAATGCGCGAGTCCGTCATCGAGCCCGGGGTGCGCATGACGCGGGATGCTGATGGCCTCGCTCCTCCACTCCTCGGGAAGCCGGACACGGTGCGCCAGCCCCGACAGCGGCGAGGACACAGGCCGCAACAGGAAGAAGCGGAAGAACGCACCAGATACGGTCTTGCGGCACGGCGTGACGTCGACGGCGTCGGCCTCGATTCGCACGCCGCGGTAGTACAGGTCAGCGATGACCTCAAGCCTCGCCAGCTTCGCGGCGACCTGCATCGCAGTCGCGCGGACGTTCCCGTTCAGCCGCCACGGTCCCTTCTCGGGGTGCCATTGCATGCGATCACCCGCTTCCTCGCCGTGTCGCTCCCCCCCGCCGGCCTCGACCGACGTCGGGGTGATCACGCCGGTGTGCCAGGCGAGCGGTCCGCGCTCTCCATCTCTTCCAGCACCTTGAGTCCGAATCTCGTCGGGACCCACATCTCTTCCGGGAGCGCCGCCGGATCGCGCAGCAGCGTCGTGCGTCCGCTCCGCGGCTCGACTCGCAGGCCGAAGGCGCCGTGCCAGAGGTAGCGGCAGCCGTCGGGGCCGACGCAGCGCGCCTCGAAGCCTCGCCTGAGAACCTCCGCCAGAGTGTAGGTCTGGTCGATCGTCACCGGCGTCTCCTCTCTCTCGCGCTGCCCGACGGCGCGAGCGCTGGGCGTCGACCTGATGGATGCGGGGGCGCGGGTCGGTCGGCTGGGTTCCGTCGCGCCTCGGCCCTGGATGAGCTTGCGTGGGCCGGTGCGTCGGGCAGAACCGCGATGAGCATCATCGATATCGTTCATTTATATCGGGACCGTTCCGCACGAACTTGAGTTTGGGAGCTTCGGCGCATCGCTTATGATGAACGGCACTTCTCGGGGAAGCGCACCCATCAGCAGTCCTGCGATGCTCAGGGGCCGCAGGCCAACAGGTCGGGGGGGCAGATGCAGGAAGCCAAGGAGTGGCTCTCCACGGAGGAGGCGGCCGCCTACTGGAACGCCATCGTCGAGGAGACGGGAGCCGGCGTCATCCGAATCGACATCTCGGCCCAGAAGTTCCGCAGGCTCTGCCGTGAGGGACGCCTCGGCCTGGCATGCGTCGAGGTCATCGAGACGACGAAGGGCTATCTGATCTCGCGCTCGGACCTGATCCATGCCGCACACGGGCAGTGCGACTCGGTCTGTGGCCGGCTCGCCGAAGAGGAGCTCAAGGTCTGGCCGGGCAAGAAGGCGCCTGCGGGATCCTAGCCGGCGTTCTGTAGGCCGGACCCGGGGCACCTGCTGCAGGTCTGGACCCTCGGCAGTTCAGCGCACCTCGGCCAATGCAGTGCGTGCGGATTCCCGCCGCACGGCCTTCTGCTTCCGCGTATCGGCCGATTGGACGCGAGAGTGAACGACTTCCGTCTGTTCGGAGTGGCGGCGCCGGGAGTGGTCGTGTCCGGACACCAGAAGTGCACGGATCACTCGCTGGCGAAAGAGCCTGTGCCGCAGGGCGCGGACCAGCTCACCGTCCGAAGACCCGGTCCTAGCCGTCCGCGCCCTTGCGGCACATGGCCCTACCGGCAATTATCCACGTGTCGCCGAAGAAGACACTCGAACGTCTGTCTACGTGAGGGGAGAGACGGCGGGGACGAGCCGGCCGCAGGGGGTACCAGGGAGGGCCGGCTCGGGCTCACATGAGGAGTGAGGGGGAAGACCCCATGTCCCCGCCGCACCTCCATGCTAGTACGCGCTGGCAGCGCTCGCCAGCCCGACGTCGAGGCAGGCAGCGGCGCGCCGCCTCGTGCGGCGGAGGAGGTGGGCGACGGGGGCGAGCCGGCCTCACGAGCCCCCGTAAAGACCGACCGGGCTCAGGCTCACTTGGGAGTGAGGGGGAAACCCAAATGCCCCCGCCGCGCCTTGAGGCTACGGTCGCCGGTGAGCGCGGGCAAGCCGGGTGCCGTTGGGAGGTGTGGGGTCGCCGCCGAGGAGCGCGGAAGGAGCGACCGCCTGAGACGTGCCCGCCTTCTCTCCCGCCGACCCACCTGATAGCCTCGCATTCATGGCCCCGAACACCCTCTACTACGGCGACAACCTGGAGATTCTGCGCCGCTACGTCGCTGACGAGTCGGGCGACCCACTCTGTGCTGGGCGTGTTGCATGAGCACGGGCGGGACAGCCAGCAGCGCCGCCGATTCCTTCCGCGCCTACGTGAAAGAAGTTGGGCGGAACCTAGCGTCCGGCAACGCCACGGAACACACACACCGTCCGGCGCTGCAGGACTTGGTGCAGAGTCTCGACGCAGGCGTGCGCGCCGTGAACGAGCCCAAGCGCGTCGCCTGCGGCGCGCCCGACTACATCGTCACCCGCAACGACCTTCCGGTCGGCTACATCGAGGCCAAGGACGTTGGCCGGTCGCTCGACGAGATTGAGCGCGACGAGCAGCTCACGCGCTACCGCGCGAGTCTCAGCAACCTGATTCTCACCGACTACCTCGAGTTTCGCTGGTACAGGGACGGTGACAAGCAGACGACGGCGCGTATCGCATACGTTGGCGACTCCGGGACAGTGCGGCTCGACCGCGATGGGCAGAAGCAGGCCGCCGCGATGTTCAGCGCGTTCCTCGCTCAGGAGCCGCCCATCGTCGGCAAACCCGAGGACCTAGCGAAGCGTATGGCGGCTCTCGCGCGCACTGTGCGCGACATCGTCGGCAAGGCTCTTGAGCACGACCGCGGCGGCGGTTCACCGCTACGCGAGCAACTTGAGGGCTTTCGCCGCGTCCTCATCCACGACCTCGGCGAGGAGCAGTTCGCCGACATGTACGCGCAGACCATCGCCTACGGCCTCTTCGCGGCGCGCGTCAACGCACCCACCGACGAGCACTTCAGCCGCCAGCACGCCGCCTACGACCTGCCGAGGACCAACCCCTTCCTGCGACAGATGTTCGGTCAGATCGCGGGACCGGAGTTGGACGAGCGAATCGCCTGGGCCGTTGACGACCTAGCCGAGCTGCTGGCCCGAGCGCGCATGGACCTGGTGCTCGAAGACTTCGGCAAGCGCACCCGTCAGGAAGATCCGGTGGTGCACTTCTACGAGACCTTCCTCGCCGCCTATGACCGCAAGATGCGGAAGGCCCGCGGCGTCTACTACACGCCTGAACCCGTCGTCAGCTACATCGTGCGCAGCGTCGATCACATCCTGAAGACAGACTTTGGTTTGCCCGACGGCCTGGCCGACAATTCGATGGTTGAGGTGCCTGTGCCCGGCAAGCCCAAGGAGACGCGACTGGTGCACAAGGTGCAGATCCTCGACCCGGCCTGTGGCACAGGAACCTTCCTCGCCAGGGTCATCGAGATCATTCATGATTCCGTCGTCGCCAAGTATGGCGCCGGCATGTGGCCGGGCTACGTGCACGATCATCTGCTGCCGCGCCTCTACGGCTTCGAGTTGCTCATGGCGCCCTACGCCATTGCGCACTTGAAACTGGGTCTGCGCTTGAAGGAGACCGGCTACGACGTGGAGCAGAGTGAGCGCCTGCGTGTTTACCTGACAAACTCGCTTGAGGAGGCGCATGAGCGGGAGCAGGGGCAGCTCACGTTCTTTGGTGCATGGCTGGCCGAGGAGGCAGACCGCGCCAGCGAGGTGAAGCGCGAACTGCCGATCATGGTTGTTCTGGGAAATCCGCCCTACTCAGGCCATTCTGTGAATCACGGGAAATGGATCACTGATCAGCTGCAGGAGTACAAGCGCGACGCGCCGGAACTGAGGAAGCCCGCCCAGGCGAAGTGGCTGAGCGACGACTATGTGAAGTTCCTTCGATTTGGACAGTGGCGAGTCGAGCAGACGGGTCACGGCATTGTGGCGATGATCACGAACCACAGCTACCTGGACAACCCAACTTTTCGTTCGATGCGCAACTCGCTCCTTGGATGCTTCACTTCGATTCGGGTCCTGGACCTTCATGGCAACGCAGTGAAGAGGGAGGTAACCCCGGACGGGAGACCAGATGAGAACGTGTTCGACATTCGACAAGGAGTCGCTATTGCACTGTTCACCCGGAGCGAGTCCCATCAGCCTCATCCAGGCATGGCGTTCCACTCGGAGTTGTGGGGAAGCCGCGTCAGCAAGTACGCCTGGTTGGCTGAGCACAATGACGACTCCACCGAGTGGACACCACTAGAGTCGAGGGGTCGCCTCAATCTCTTGGTGCCTCGGACCAGTGACCTCGACGACGAGTATGGCGGGTTCTGGTCTCTTCCGGATATCTTCGCCCCGCTCGGCGATCCATCGCCGGGCATTGTCACCACGCAGGACGACTTCGCGATCTCCTGGTCAGCAGATGAGGCAATCCGAAAAGTGGATGACCTGCTCGCAACTTCGTCGGAGGGCGAGGCACGCATGCGTTTCCGGCTGTGCTCTCAGAGCCAGTGGCTGTACGAGCGCGCCAAGAGGGAGCTTGCCGATGGAGCATGGCGACAGAAGGTGGTCTCGCTACTGTATCGCCCCTTCGACAGGCGATGGACCGTCTATGACAGTAACGTTGCCGTACACCGCCGCGAGCGGGTGACCAAGCATCTGCTTGACGGCCAGAATGTTGCTCTCCTGGTGGGGAAAGCGGGTCAGGTCATCGGAGAGGACGTCTGGGATCTTGCGTGGTGCTCACGACTCTTCTCGGAGTACAACCTGTTCCGTCGTGGTGGGAACTGCATGTTTCCGCTCTGGCTGATGCAGTCCGACGCTGGTGCCTTCGACCACGCCGCCGGACAACGGCGGCTGAACATCGCGAGCGCGTTCCTGCAAGAGGTGGAGCAACTTGTCGGCATGAACGTCGGCCATGCGGCGAACGCAGATCACGCGACACTCGCGCCCGAGGAGATCATGCGTTATCTGTACGCTGTCCTCTTCGCCCCCGGTTATCGGGCCCGCTACGCTGAATTGCTTAGGACCGACTTCCCCCGCATTCCACTCGCATCGAACCCTGACCTTTTCCTTGAGCTCTGCCGGTTAGGTGGGCGCCTCCAATCCTTGCACCTGATGGAGGCCGCTAATCTCGCCCCCGTCACCACGTACCCCGTCCCGGGCGACAGTCGCATCGAGAAGCTGCGCTACTCCGGGCCCGGGCAGGGCGCTGAGCAGGGCCGCGTGTGGATCAATGCGACTCAGTATTTTGAGGCTGTACCGCCTGAGGTGTGGGAGTTCCACGTCGGGGGCTACCAGGTCTGCGCCAAGTGGCTCAAGGATCGCAAGGGTCGCCAGCTCACTTACGACGACCTGGCGCACTACCAGTACGTTGTTGCTGCACTCGCCGAGACCATCACGCTCATGCGCGAGATCGACGAGGCAATTGATTCGTACGGCGGGTGGCCGCTCTCTTAGCGGGAGGGTAGCGAGGGGCGGCTGTCTTTGTGTAACCGGCGCGCTCCGGCAGCGTAGCCGCCCCCCCGTATCACTGCCCGGGTGGGGCAGCGGGCGGCCGCTAGTTGGCAAACGCGCAGTCAACCCGCCCTGCCGCCGGTGCCACCGTAGACGGCGCGCCGGTCAACCTGCAAGGGTGACGATTCTGCGGACTCGTCAAGAGGAAGAGCGGCGGGGGCGAGTCAGGCAGGGAGAGCCTGAAGCTCTGACTCAGACTCACTCGGGGCCAAAGGGAGTCCATGAACCCCCGTCGCTGCAACTTTATGCTATCACTGCGCTAAGCTCGGCGGCCACAAGTCCGGAGACGCCGCTCTGGCTAGCCGATGCGCTTCACCATGCGGACCTCAAGCCCGCCCTGCGAGCAGAGCTCGAGCTCGTCCATCAGCGTCGCCATCACGTAGAAGCCGCGCCCCGCCGGTGCAAGCGGGTCGGGAGGGCAGGAGACGAGATCGCTCATGCGATCGGCGGCGCCGTCAAGACCGCAGCCGTAGTCGCGCACCATCAGTGACACCGTCGTGTGCGTGACCCTGACCTCGACATCGACGCCCCGTGGACTCCCGCTGAAGCGGATCGCGTTCTTGAGCGCCTCCTGCGCACAGAGGACGAGGTCCTCACCCTCTTCGCCGTCGATGCCGACCTCGGTGAGGAAGGCGCTGAGCTCTCGACGGGCAGCGGGGAGCCGGGCGGTGTCGAGAGGAAGGCTGAGCGCGAGGCGACCGACGAGCCGCTCTCGGCGGGTGGGATGAGCTCTACTCAACTGGTCACGTCTGCTCTGCTTCACTGCTTCATACGCCGTCAGGGCCACAGGCGCGCCTCCCGCCGTCGGCCTCGCGGCCACACCGTCCGGCAGTCTAGCGCACCCTGCATCGATTACCACCGTTTGACCGCAAGACGGTTTGTCGAATTGCATAGCGCCTAGTTGGGCCGCCCGGACGGCGGTCGATTGGCGCAACCGCCGGGCGACCGGGGGACAGTGTTTCCTCCAGACGCCTGTGTACGACTACGGCTATTCAGGCCCCGCGACCTTGTTCGCTACCCTGCTCGCCGTGCACGCCCAGACGTCGCGCAGGCCAGAGGACCGAAACGTCGCCGCCCCCCTTCGGCGACGGCCCGTCTGCGTGGTCTCGACCCACGATGCGCTTCCTTCCCTCACGGCCTGCGCGGCGTCGGGGCGTGCCATCCGCCGCCATCCGTCCGAGGAGTGAAGCCGTGAGCACTATCGAGATCGTCTCTCTCATCGCCATGCTGCTCGTCGCCGGCGGCGTGTCCAGCCGCCTGGTCGAGCTCATCAAGCGGGCCTCGTGGTCGAGTCGCGCGAAGTGGCTTCTGTCGGTCGCGCTCTCGGGCGCCGTTGGCCTCGCCGCCTCATGGCTCGCCGGAGACGTCCTCGGCCTGGTCGCGGCCTGGGGATCGCTGACCGCGGTTGACGTCTTCGCCTTCATGGCCGCTGTGTACACGGCGGCAAACGGCTTCTACGAGCTGTACTTCAAGGGACGTGCCCGCCGCGCTGATTCCGTCGGTTGACCGCGCTAGCATGAGTGCACGCGGACGCTCGTTCGCACCCACCCTGAGACAGGGGCTCGCCCGTGTCGGGTGTCGCCACGAAGACGCCGCGGTCGGGGCGTCGTACTGACCCAGGAGGAGCATTTGTCCGAGCCACGCCTGAGCCCGAAGGAGGCCGCCGACTACATCGAACGCGAGTGGCATCTGCGCGTCAGTCCCGACACCGTGCGGCGCTGGACGCGCAACGGGGCGGTGCCGGCGACCACCTCGGGCGGGCGAGTGCGAATCGACCCGCAGGACCTTCACGCGATCTTTGACGCTCCCATGCAGAAGGCGGGCTAGCGTTGGAATCCGACCTGAAAGGTAGAATGTGCCCGATTCGTTGCACATCAACGACGCAGGTGATTAGCACCGGTTGTCCGGTGCGGGGGTACCGTGGGCGAGCACTATATGCCGTTGGGAGATGCCGAGAAGTATCTCCGCGATCACTACGGGCTCAGTTGGAGCCGTTCGTACATGCGCAAGCTCATCCGAGAGGGAGCGCTGCGTGGCGTCCAGCCAGCGGGCGAGCGCGGCTGGTGGTACGTGACGCGCGAGTCCATCGACGCTCTGTTGCGCCGCTAGTACCCATCTGACGAGATCACCTCATTTGTCGTTGACTTCTTCTCTTGCTATCTGGTAAAACTGAGTCGATAGGTTCAACTGAGCCATGAAGGAGGTGCGCCACAGCAAGCCAGGACGGGTGAAACCAGAAGCAAGGGGATCTTCATGAGAACGAGAGAAGGGCGCCCCATCCGCCAAGACGAAGGCGCCCCCCAGTCCGCTAGGACCACCGCACAAGCTAGCACACCTCGCGCGTTCGCGCACCGATGCACCCTCCTTGCCGTTGCCAGCAACGGCGTACTCGTCGGCGTTGTCCTGTGGCGACTGCCCGAGCACGGAGGCGCATCGTGAACGCCGTGATCGCGATGGTCACCACGTACCCGTGCGAGAGCTGCGACAGCAACCGCATGGTCTACGAGGTCCCGCCCTACGGCATCTGCACCGAGAGCCCGACCCACGATCACGAGTGCGCGAAGATGCAGGCTGTCGCCCGCGTCGCAGAGCGTGCCGAGCAGGTCGCCGCTCTCATCGCCCGCGAGCCCGACAGACGGCTCCGGGCCGAAGAGGCCAGGAACGCCTCGGATGCCTTCGCGAACACGCTCTTCGAGATGGACGCGGAGCTCGACGACACCGCGTTTCTCTCTGCCTGCGGCGTCCCGCGCGCCTGCATCGACTGTGAGCGGCGCAGGCCCTCGGACGGCTGGGACCGGCTTTGCGGTAGCTGCGACGAGGCGGAGGTGGCGGCTTGAACGCCGCCGCCTCCCCGAAGCCTCGCCTGCTCGTGCCGGTCGAGGGCCCGGGCCATACCTACTCGCTCGACGGCCGGCCGCTCGTCGGCGTGACGCGCGTGATCCACGAGGTGCTGCGCGCGCCGCAGCTCGAGGAGTGGTTCAAGCGGACCGGCCTCGAGGCGGACCGCATCCGTGACGAGGCCGCGGCCTTCGGCAAGAGCATCCACGCCGCCCTGGCTGCGCACGTCCGCGGCGATGAGCTCCTGCCGCTCGACCTGCCCGAGAGCTGGTGGGCGACGGTCGAGGCCGGCAAGCGCTGGCTCGATGAGAACCTCGACGAGGTCTACGCGGTCGAGGAGCCCGTCGCGAGCGAGCGCTACGGCTACGCAGGCAAGCCCGACCTCTACGGGCGCCGTCGCGGACGCAAGACACCCTGCGTCGTCGACTTCAAGACGACGCGCCAGCTCTACTGGTCTCATCGATTCCAACTCGCGGCCTATCGCAAGGCCGCCGCTGAGACCTACGGCGACCGGCCGGCCGAGCGCATCGTCCTGGTCTTCTCCAAGGACGAGCCCGGCAGCCTCAAGCCGCACATCCTCACCAATCACGACGCCGACTTCGCCGGCTGGGGCTACTGCCTCGGCCTCTACGGTGTCATGCAGCAAGGAGTCTGAAGACCGATGGCAACGAACGCCCAACTTATCGACGTCGCCCCCTACCGCAACGACGAGGAGGTGCAGGCCGCCGAGACCGAGGTCCGCACCATCGCCGACGCGGCGAGGGAGCTTGAGATCCGAGACGAGGCCACGAACGCAGTCGCGCTCGACATGCTGAGTCAGGCGCGCAAGGCCCACAAGCGCATCGAGGCGCTCAAGAAGCGCTGGCTCGACCCGCTGAACCGGCAGGTGAAGCTCATCCGCGACGACTTCGCGCTGATGGCGACACCCGCCAAGGAGGCCGATGAGATCCTCTCGGCCAAGACGAGCGCCTACCGCGCGAAGGTCGCCGAGGCGGCGCGCAAGGAGCAGGAGCGCCTCCGCCTGCTCGCCGAGAAGCGCCAGGAGCGCGCGGCGGCCAAGGCGGCCGAGCGCGGCGTAGAGCCGCCGCCGGTCATGCCCATCGCCCCGACGGTGGCCCCGCCCGCCAAGTCGGTCGCGACGGGCTCCGGGGCGAAGATCACCTACCGCACGCAGACGCACTTCGAGATCGTGGAGGCCTCAGCGATCCCGCGCGAGTACCTGATGCCCGACACGAAGAAGATCGGCGCCCTCGTGCGAGCCGGCATCGCGACCCCCGACAATCCCATCCCCGGCGTCCGCATCTGGACGACCGAGGAAGCGGTCGTGAGGTGAGGCGCATGGGATCTGAGCTCACGACCACAACCAAGCAGGTCGGCCTCATCGCCAAGGTCGCCGGCCGCTACTCGATCGAGCCCGAGAAGTTCGCCTCGATCATCAAGCAGACCGCCTTCAGAACGAAGGACCGCCAGCCCTCAAACGAGGAGCTCGCGGCCCTGCTCGCCGTCGCCGAGCGCTACGGCCTCGACGTCTGGACGAAGCAGATCCACGCCTTCGTCGACAAGAGCGGCGGCATCGTGCCGGTCGTCGGCGTAGACGGCTGGAACCACTTGGAGCAGACCCACCCGCAGTTCGCCGGCGAGCGCGTCGAGATGCCGCCGCGCGAGGAGTGGATCCAGATCGACGAGGACGCGAAGCTCTGCCCACCGTGGATCACCGTCACCATCAAGCGCTCTGACCACGGCGAGCAGTCGGTGACCGAGTACCTCGACGAGTGCTACAAGCCGGCCTTCGAGGGCAGCGGCCGCAACGGCAAGTACAAGGTCCAGGGCCCGTGGCAGACCCACACGAAGCGCATGCTGCGTCACAAGGCCCGCATCCAGGCGATCCGCGAGGTCCTCTCCTACGGTGGCATCTACGACGAGGACGAGGCCGAGCGCATCATCGAGGCGAGCTACGACGTCGAGGGCTCGGCCACCGAGGTCGACGAGCTCGGCGAGGAGGGCTGGCGCGCGCTCGTCTCGATCGCCGAAGGCTACGGCTACGAGGACGCCGAGCGCCTGCTGCTTGCGAACGCCGAGGCGCTCGGGTACGAGGGCCCTGGCCAGCGGATGCCGCGCGAGACAGCCGCTCGCCTGCGTGCGGCCATGGACGCCTCCTGCGGTGGCGACGACGGGCCCGACGATGAGCCCAACGCCGCCGAGCCGCCTGCTGAGGAGTCGGAGGAGGCCGAGACGGCTCCCGCGCCGCGGGAGGCCTCGGAAGGCCAGGATCAGGCCGAGGAGAGCGAGGACGGGCAGATCCCCGGCATGGACGCCGAGGCCTTCCGGCGAGCCAAGCGCGCGCAAGGCGCGGAGCAGGCCGCCAAGAGCCCGTCCGAGATGGCGCGCGACCTCGAGGAGAAGGCGCGCGAGAAGGAGAGCGCGAAGCCGCGCCGCAAGGGCACGGTGACGGCCCCGCAGCTCACGCGGATCTGCGCGCAGTGCAGTGAACTCGAACGCCTCGGCGTCGGCGCCACTGAGTGGCGCGTCTGGATGGCGGAGGGCTGGAACGTCGAGCACCGCGACGAGCTTTCCAAGACGGCCGCCACCGAGGTCATCGACGAGCTGCAGGGGTGGATCAACCGCATCCACCAGGGCGCCGAAGCGGGGGCGGCCTGATGGCTGCCCCTGCGTTGACCGGCGCCCAGCGGCTGGAGCAGCGGCTCTCCGACCCGGTCAAGAAGCGTGAGGTCGCCGACCTGCTCGAGATCTCGCTCGGCAGCGTCTACGACTCGCTCCGGCAGTTCGACGCAGCTCGGATCCTCGGCGACGTCGACGCCATGCGCCGCCACATCCCCTGCATCCACAGGGGCGGCGTCGAGCTCCCGGACGGGCGCCGGAAGGGCGGCCGCTACATCATCCCGCGGGACGCCTTCATCCGCTGGTATGTGAGCGCCGGTCTCGACGGCGAGGTGCTCGAGCGACTCTACGGAGGTGATGCCGCGTGACGGCCCTCCTCGCCGCAGCCGCCTTCGTCACCCTCGTCTACGGCTTCGCCTGCTGGCTGCTCGTGCGCGACGAGCGGCCGCGCCGCCGGCACTCGACGCGAGGGAGGCGGACATGAGCTGCCTCGCGGCCGTCAACACCGCCCTCGGGCGCGTCGAGCTCCACCACGAGGACGGGCGCTTCACCACGAGGCGCGTCGTCGATCACCTTGAGCCCGAACCTTGCGCCGGCAGGCACAGTCACGTCTGCACGATCCTCCTCGACCGCGAGCGCGCTCTCGAGTGGCACGAGCTTGCCGAGCGCCAGGGCACCGTCTACGAGACGTTTCCCGAGGCGGTCCGGGCATGAGCGGGCAGCTTTCCTTCGTGGATGCAGTGGCGGTTCCACTCGGCCGCGGCCTCTTCGCCATCATTGACCCCGAGGACCGGCAGCGCGTCACGAGATACCAGTGGCGAGCGCGGCGACTCGGCAAGACCTTCTACGCCTACCGACGTGTCAGGGAGGGGGGAGGGCTGCGCCACGAGTTCCTTCACCGCTTTGTGTTGGGACTACCCAAAGCCGAGCCCGACGTTGATCACGCGAATGGCAACGGCCTCGACAACCGGCGAGCGAACCTGCGCATAGCGACCAAGGCGGAGAACGGACGCAACCGCGGCCCCAACCGCAACAACACGAGCGGCTACAAGCGCGTTTGCTGGCACAAGGGCGCCGGCAAGTGGCTGGCCAGCATCCAGGTCGACCGCCGGCAGATCAGCCTCGGGCTCTATGACGATCCGGTGGATGCCGCGTTGGCCTACGACTTGGCGGCGATCGAGCACCACGGCGAGTTCGCATGGACGAACTTCCTCCAGCCACTCAAGCGCGAGCACGGCATCGACGTGCCGACGCGGTCGGCGAGGGTGGACGGCTGGAAGGGGGCGGCGTGAGCGCCGGGCGCACTCCCTACCAGGACACGTCCGTCGCCGTCGAGCGCTCCAAGGAACAGATTCGTGATGCTCTGAGAAGCGCCGGCGCCAAGGGCGTGCAGTTCGACGAGGTCTGGGAGCCGGAGACACGCCTGGTCGTCCGCTTTCTCTGGGCAGTCGGCGAAGGCTTCGAGCAAGTAGTCAGGGTGCGGCTCGAGGCCAAGCCCCTTCCTCCCGAACGCGGGGCGCGTGGCGGCTGGAGAGTCTCGCCGGAGCAACGCGAGCGTCAGGCATGGCGAGCGCTGGCCTGGTATCTCAAGACGATGCTTGAGGCCGCCACGTTCGGCCTGCTGCGCTTCGAGGACGTCTTCCTCTCGTTCGTCGAGGGCGACGACGGCCGCACGATTGGCGAGTACGTGATCCCGATGCTCGAGCAGGGCCGGCTCTCGCTGCCGGGGGGTGATGAGTGATGCCGGCGCGTCGCCCCATGGTCGAGTGCACCGAGGTCGACATCCTGCTCTTCGGCTCGCGCCGCTGTCCCCGGTGCGGTCGTGACCTCGCGGCGAACGAGGACTTCTTCGTGCGCGACAGCTCGCGCCGCGACGGGCTCACCTCGAGCTGTCGCGACTGTCGCAATGAGGAGTCGCGGCGCAGTACCCGCCGCGACCGTCGCCGTCGAAGGGAGGAGGCCTACTGATGGACTGGCTGCACTCCTATGGCTCGCTCCGCGCCCACCCCAAGACTAAGAAGCTCGCGCGCCTGCTCGGCGTCGGTGTCCCTCAGACGATCGGACACCTGCACTGCCTGTGGTGGTGGAGCATGGACTACGCCCCCGACGGCGACCTCACGGACATCGAGCCCGACGTGATCGCCGACGGCGCCGCCTGGGAGGGCGACCCGCAAGTCTTCCTCGATGGGCTCATCAACGCGACCAAGGAGAAGGGCGGACACGGGTTCCTGGAAAGCGGCGATCGCCTGGTCATCCACGATCATGAGGAGTACATCGGTCGTTACCTCTCGAAGGCAGCCAAGGACGCCGCCCGCAAGCGCCAGGAGCGCGCCGAGCGGGCGGCGGCCAAGGCTCAGACGTCCGACACCCGACCGACGGACGGCGACGCAACGTCCGATGCCCGTCCAATGGACGTCCCGCGGACGTCCGATGGACATCCGGCGGACGGCGCACGCTGTCCCTCGCGCTACGCGCACGCGCGAACAGAGGAGACAGAGGAGAAAGAGGAGACAGAACCCTCCCCTACCCCTCCCTTGGGTGTGGAAAAGCGCCCCGACGGCGCCTCGGCTGTGGAGAACCCAGGAGAGGAGCAAGCTCCTCAAGAAGACGAGCCCCTCGAGGCGCTCCGCCACCTCCCGACCTGTGAGGGCGACGCCTGCGACGTCCGCGCCCTGCACGTCGGCATGCGCTCGACCATCGCCGAGATCGTGGGGCCCGAGAACGCCGGCAAGCTCTACAACCCGACCCACCCGATCAACAGGGCCCTGGCCGGCATGGCCGGCTACATCTGCACCGCCTGCTCGAGGGTGAGCGCCGGACCTGGTGTGACGCAGGCCGACCGCGAGCCGCTCTGCCGGCGAGCGCTGCGCGAGTACCTCGAGGAGGTGCTCGCCTTCCACCGCAAGAACCCGATCCGCAGCCTGCCGGCGTTCCTGCGGACGAGGTACGCGAACATGACCGAGGCGCCCGTCTCCGATGCCCTCTACGCCGAGCTCCGCGCCCTCGAGCGCAAGGGTGCGAACGGCAAGGGAGGGTCGCAGCGAGTAGGCGGCCTGCTGCCGGTCCTACCGTCAGAAGCGCAGCCTCGACGAGCTGCGAAGACCCGCGATTCGGGCGAGGGCGCCGCATGAGCGTCCTCGCCCTCGTCCCTGCAAAGAAGTGCCCCGGCGCCGCTGGAACGGCCCGGGGCGTGACGACAGCCTTAGTGGGAGGCCATCGCATGAGCGAGTCTAGCAAGCCCCGCGGCGACAAGGCAGACGCCTACGCCGCTCACGTCAAGGTCGGCGACGCCGTCCGGACGCCCGACGGAGAGCTCTGGGTCGTCGAGACGACGACGCAGGACGACCTCAAGGTCGTCTCCGCCTGGCGCGGCGCCGACGGCCGGATCTACGCCGACAGCCACAGCGCCGTCCGCACCGCTCTGCCGCGAGAGCTCGCAGAGAAGGTCGCCGACGCAAGGAGCGTGCGGCGCTGAATCTGACATCCACCTCGAAGAGGAGCGAGACCACGTGAACGCGACACAGACCGAGTTCTTCCCGAAGACCGAGCTCGACGAGGCGACGCACGTCCTCAACCACCTGATCGCCGAGCAGGAGAAGGCCGAGAAGGCCGTCGACTCAGCCCAGGAGAAGCTCTACCAGGCCGGGCAGCGCGTGGCCAAGCAGCGCCACGTCGTCGCCCGCCTGGCATCGATGATGCCGGCCGCCGAGCCCGACCTCGAAGGCGAGGCTGCAGACGATGCAGAGGACGCCGAAGTGTTCGGGATCGAGGGGGATGTGCTCGACCCGATCACCGGCGAGATCGTGAGCCGCGAGGAGCGCGAGATCGACGTAGAGGACGAGGAGGACCACGCGGCGTGACCTCGGCGCCACGGATCCTCGCGCTCGACCTCTCGCTGACCGCGACCGGCTGGTGCCTCCACGGTGAGTGCGGTCGCATCAGGACGAGCTTTCGCGGCATGGAGCGCATCGACGCGATCGCACGCCAGATCCAAGCCCTGGCGTCAGGCGTCGAGCTCGTCGTGATCGAGGGCTACTCCTTCGGCTCGAAGGGACGCAGCGTCTTCGACGTCGCGGAGCTCGGCGGCTGCGTGCGGTTCCTGCTCCACCGGCTCTGCATCCCGTTCGTCTGCGTGCCGCCGGCGACGCTGAAGAAGTACGCGACCGGCCGCGGCAACTGCGGCAAGGACGAGATGATCGCGGCGGCGATCAGGCGCTTCGGCTTCGGAGGCTCAGACAACAACGAGGCGGACGCCTTCCTGCTCTGGTGCATGGCCCGTCACGCCTACGAGGACCCCGTGGCCCGCGTGCCGCAGCCGCAGGCGGCCGCCGTCCGGGCGGTCAGCTGGCCGGCGCTCGAGGAGGGCCGACACGCATGACCCCCCGGGGGCGCTCATCCGACGCCGACGGACCACCCCCCTTCGCCGGAGTCGATGAGCGCCCCACCTGCCCCCGCTGCCGGAGCTTCCTTCGCGCCGGCAACGAGCCCGGGCCCGACAACCCCCACGGCCTCTGCGATCCCTGCCGTGCCCTCGTCGCCTCCTGTGCGCCGTTCGCGGGTCAGGAGCCCAAGGAGCAGGCGCCGCCCGACGTGAACCTCCTGGAGCTTGTGGCCGGCATCATGCTGACCCACGACGCGCTGCATCCCGGTGAGCCCCTCTACCTGCGTGAGGCACTCGCCGCCTACGGTGTCGAGGCCGACCACGTGAAGATCTGGCAGACGGTAGGCAAGCTCCGGCGCCGGCACGGGCTCGTGATGAGCGGCGAGCCGCGGGAGCCGGGGTATCGGGTGGAGGACTGGAGGTGGGAGGCGAAGAGGGTGAGGAGTACACTCGGGAGCCGATGCTCGGGGCGATAGTGCGTGTCTACGGATGAGGGGGCGACATGACGTTGAACGAACAACCACTGCGCATCATCCCGAAGTCGCTAGGGCATCTCCGCTCCTTGAGCGACGACGAGATTGCGGCGGCGGTGCTGTACGAGTGCAAGAACTTGGGACGTGTGACCCTGACCTTCTGGCTCGCAGAGCTGGCTCGGAGGGAGCAGGCGCGTGCCACAAAGTCCATGGGGTGGCTCACATGGGCAATCGCCGGCATGACGCTGGTGATGACCATCGCAACCATTTTGAACGTGTGGCTCTTTGCAGCCGCCGCCGGCTGAATCCTGTTGCCCATTCTGTTGCCCTTCCCACCGACAACGAGCGGCAAGCGGCCGCTTCGACCCGCTCAATGACGATCGCGACCCCCCTCTTGGACCGCATCAGCTGATAGGCTCTACATCGGGACGGAGCGTGCGGTAGAGGCCTCGCAGCCCTGATAAGGAAGAGGTCCCTGGTTCGAATCCAGGTACGCCCACCAGGCCCTTCTGGTCACGGATCGGTCACCACCGCTCGCGCTCCCCTCGCCTCCTGACCTGCTGCGCGCCCGCGTGACCGTGGCGCGGAGACTCCCTGCACGACTCGAGCCGTGTGTGACCGCGTACACTGTCGGGCGATATGCACCTTCGGCGCTCAGCCTGTCGATGACCCCACGCTCGCCACGCCGGCCCGCGGTCCTCCACGGGCTTCTCACCGTCGTCACGGCGCTGCTCGTGCTCGCGGTCGTGTCGCTCGCCGCGTGCGGTGCCGGCGGGGCGGAGTCCCGGACGCCGAGCCCGGCGCCCGACGAAGGCGCGGCGAGCGACGCCCCGAGGGCCGACGTCGGCGCCGGCACGTCCGAGGAAGCCGCCGCCGTCACCGCCGCGGCGGTCTGGGTGCGACTTCGTCCCTCCGCGCGCCTGC